CTGTGCAGCGAGTGTCAACATCTCTGACTAACGGTAACACTTCGGCAGGAACGCCACCAGCATCAGTACCAGGATCTGACATTGTTTATGTGTCTCCTGTGGTCACCGACTCAAAGGGTCGTGTAACCAACCCGTCGCGTACATTCTACGGTCTTAAGGCCCTGGATGCTATGCCTCCTGATGATTACGAGCGTCGCTTCCGTAGCGAGCCTGGATTCAAGGAGAAGGTTGATAAGCTTCTTGCGACAAGAAAGATCAACCCCAACCAGCGATGAGAGTCCGAGCATATAGCTCGCCTGACTATTACGGGGTTTACAGAATCTACCGAGAGTCGTTCGGACCAGAGTTCACTGAGCGTTTGCTTAAGGATCATCTGTTTACGAGCGACTACGTGTGGGTTGCTGAGATGCCTAACGGAGATGTAGTCGGGTACCTACTGGCCGAGTGCTGCGACGGCAATGCATATCTATCACAGGTAGCAGTGGCAGTAGACGCGCGAAAGTGCGGAATAGCCACAGAATTAATTAAAAGTTTTGAGAAACACTATGATAAGCAGGCATGTGAATCAGTGTGGCTCCAGGTGAAGGTGGAAAATCCTTCCCAGAAACTGTACTTCGATTTGGGGTACAGAGTTACAAAGTTTGAACCAAACCTTTATGGCCCTGGTAAACATGGTCTAAGGATGGATAAGAGTTTAGGTATAACAGCCTAGACAAAGTTATTGACACCTCGCGTCGGATTACGTAGAGAGTCACCAAGTTATGTGCTGAGGGAAACGCTGACGAAGACCTTGTCGGCGCAGTTTTAAATGAGTCGGATTACTCATGGCGACTGATGCGCATTATGGCACTGAAACACGCATGTATTTCTCTGGGAGGAGAAGGAGTATCTCTGCGTTCACAAGGAGATAATCACCATGAGTTTTTCCCCAGCGGGCAATCTGCAGTCTAACCTGCCCCAGTCTACAGTCAAGTTCTATGACAAGAAGTTCCGCGACAACCTGAAGGCACAAACGCCTTTCGTTGCTTGCTCAGAGCGTCTTGACCTACCCATGAAGTCGGGTAACCAGTACGAAATGTTCATGTACGTTCCGTTCGCGCCGAACACTGCGCAGACCGCCGAAGGTACAGTGGGCAGCAGCATCTCAATCAGCGTTCTCAACACCGTGGCAACAATCGGTGAGTATGCTGACTACGCAAACTTCTCATCTCTGTCACTGGCAACAGCCATCGACAACACAGTTGAGAACGTCGCTCGCGAAATGGCGTACCGTCTTGGACAGTCACTGTCAAGCTTGGTTCGTACAACTGCAGACGGCGCAAACGGCGTAGACCCAAGCGTTCTGACTCAGCTTGCAGCAGCTTCTACGACTTCGTTCACGACTCTGTCATTGAACGCAATCCGTAACAGCGTCCAGGCTCTGGCAGGTCGCAGCGTTCGTCCGTTCGACGAATCAAGCAAGTCATTCTGCGGCGTCATCCACCCATTCTCCCTTGGAGATGTGTTGAGCGACGTTTCGAACAACAGCCCTATCGACATCTTGAAGCACACCCCAGTGGGACAGGCCAAGATGGAAGACCTGATCAGCACCGACTTGACAGAAATGATCGAGTTGCCTGGATCAGGCGTGCACTTCTTCCAGACCAATCAGGTTACTCAGACCACTAACTACAAGGGTGTGACTGGCTTGACTGCTCTGCGTACCTACATCTTCGGGCGCGATGGCATCTACAGCATCAAGCTTGGAGCACAGGGCGACACCGACTTCGGTGAGGGAGAATGGCAGAACATCAAGTGCACTATCCGTCAGAACGTTGAGCCATCGGTGAGCGATCCCGAAGGTCTGATCCCTGGCTGGACAGCGTACCGTGTTCACTTCACGACCTCTCTGGGTCCTGACACAACGATCCGTCTCCGTCAGATCGACGCGGCTTCGGCAATCAGCTAATAGGAATAGGGGAGAGTTGGCGGCGAGTCAGCCTCCCCTTTTTCGTGTTTACCAAGAAAGGATCTTGAACAAAACATGTCTCTAAACCCATTCAGCGGCTACGCCAGTGGCGTTCCGTTCTCAGCAGCATCTTCTACTGTTACAGAAGCATTTGACACGAACACCGGTGCTCAGTGGTTCAATAACGGTAAGAGTGGCTGGCGTCCTGCAAACAGCGCATTCGATGTGAACAACCAGCTCGCAATCACAGCCGAGCTAACCACACATGTTGTGACTGTCCCTGTGACTGGACTATATCGCGTAAGCGGTCTCGTAGTTTCTACAGTAGCCACTTCAGGTACTATGCCTACAATCACTGTGACCTACACAGACGCTGATTCAGCAGTAGCTCAGAGCAAGGTTCTATTGACTGGCGGAACATCGTCAGCATCAGGAACACTGGTTGAGGGTGAAACTGTTATCAACGTTAAGGCAGGCGGAACGATCACCTTCACTGGTACCGCATACGCTACTACAACATACAGTGCAAAGCTTCGCACTGAGTACATCGGCTAATACCCGAATCCAGAAAGGAAACAACAAAACATGTCTTTCCCAGCACCTACAACTGGTATCGGCGTAGCAGCCAAGATCAATGTAGCAGGTAACGGAAGCGCGCCTTCGGGCAAGCAGTTCGTCCCTGGCTACAACGACGTGACCCTGTCTCTGACAGGCACAGGCTTTGCAACCTCATTCCAGTTGAACCCTGAGATCGTTGACGTGGCCAACACCCCCGTCGATCCAGGCACTGCGTACGTTCTGACTGCCGCAGCTTCTTCAAGCGGAAACACAGCGGTGTACACGGGAACAATCGTAGCAACAGCGAACTCATTGGTCGGTGAGACAGTGGTTATCGCGGGCTTCGTAACCCACACCGTGAACAACGGAACGTTCATCATCACTGCAAACAACGGTACCACAACCATCACGGTTGAGAACGCCGCTGCAGTGGCTGAAACGCACGCCGCAACTGCAACTCTTCAGGAGACAACAAACAACCTGACGTACTTCATTGACGGAACCAAGAACTACAACCCTCAGTTCGCAACTGGGCCGATCCCCTCGGCTACAGCGACCACTGCAGTAGCAACTGTATCAGCCGATGGCTTGATCACAGCTACAGCAGAAGGTGGAACAGTGGTAGAAGTTTCGTTCCCAACGTTCAACAACACATCTGGCACAACTGGCGCACAGTCAGGGAACCCGATGCACGGTCTGCCTCTGAACAAGATTTACGCAGAAGTGAACGTCACCGTCGTAGCGTAACGACAATTCTCTGGGAGGAGAAGGATGAGTAGACACGAAGACGACACATACGAACTGGATCAGATGCGGGTTCGAAACCGCCTCTTGACCTCTCGTCTGAAAAAGGCACAGAAGAGCAGCGATGAAACATTCACTGCTCTCTGTGACATCTCTGCAGCACAAGCTGCGTTGTACCAAATCTGGGAGAGTTCGGATCTCAATTGCGAGCCCCAAGATTACGACACTATCGTAGATTTCGCAGTGACGGCAATCACTGAGTATCGCGTAAGCCAAGTGTCGAAATAACCTTTGTACCAATTTCTGCCTGCCCAATAACAACAAGAGAGATAGTGGGGTCTGCCTACAAAGTATCTTGTCATACGGCAGTGTAGCGATGCCCTAGACGGCCATTTAGGATGTCACGCAATCGCCCTCATGAGAGTCATGGACTTCGTGGGGGCTGATGTTGTTTGTAGCAACCTCTGGGAGGGGGAGATTATGAAATTAAAAGATTTGGGCTATGCCCTAATTGGTGTGTTTGTTTCCGCCGACCAAAATAAAGAGTTTGAAAAAAGGTTTAGAGAAGACCTTATCGCTGTTTACCAGAACCGTCGCAAACTGGAGAAGGATCTGCAAAGGAATTACAAGGCGCGCGGAGAAGAATTCCGTAAAATCGAAGCGCACAGAATCATCCAAGAGGAACGTTGCAACCATCTCAAGGGTGGTCCCGGACTGGATGCAATTGTGCTTGGGCGCGGTGACTCCCCACAATACGCAGTTATCA